TATCACTCCGCTTCGGGAACGGTCACGGTGGAGCCCCAGTTTCTTGAGGTGTGGCGGGAAAACGACGCGAGACGGGCCGAAGAGATTGACGCGCCAGAAGATGCCTATGTGGAAAACGTGCCGATTCTGTTTCCTCATGGGGGCGGGCTTCAGATCACGTTCCCCGTCAACGCCGGTGACTTCGGGCTAGTGACCTGTACCAAGTACAGCCTAGATGTGTGGCGCGAAGCGGCCACGATGGGGGACCCAGGGGACCTCCGGCGCTTCACTATGAGCGGTGCGGTGTTCCACCCAGTGAACCTTTACCCAGCTAGCGGCTACATCAAGCACGACGGCGGGGACTACATCTCATTGAGCGCTGGCGGCACAGTGGACTTTGTGGCGCTAAAGTCTGACGCGGACAACATCAAAACATTTCTTGACGAGTTGAAGTCAGACTTCAATGCACACACGCATGCAAACAACGCCCCATCCTCGGGGCCAACGGGAACGCCTTCGACGGGGACACCCCCGTCTTCCATTACCAGCACCTACACAGTAACAGCTTCATCCAAGGTCAAAGTTGAGTGACATCAAATTAGATTACACCGGTCAGTCCGGCGACATTGCGCTCGAGCAAAATCAGATCGTTTTGGCGTTTGGAGAGGACGCGATCGAGCAGCAGTTAAGAACAAGGCTCCGATTCTTTTTCGAGGAGTGGTTTCTAGATCAACGGGCAGGCATCCCCTATTACAGGGAGATTCTGATCAAGAACCCGAATCTCCAATTGGTGCGGTCCATCTACAAAGAGGCCATCGAATCCACGCCCGGCATTGATTCCGCGGACAGCATTCAGCTCAGCATCGACGGTGCCACTCGCACCCTGTCGCTCTACTTCACGGCGACCATGGACACGGGCCAGACGCTAGAATTCTCACCCTTCATCATCGAGTTATAAAATGGCAGGACTCACAAGCACAGGGCTAGACATCAAAGATGTCGAAGAGATTCTGGCTGGCATTGTTGCCGATCAAGTCGCGAACATTTCCGCAGACCTCAACACAGAAAGCGACACGGTCATCGGCCAGCTCAATGGGATATATGCTGCGGCCTTGGCTGAATGCTGGGAGCTTTTGGAGCAGGTCTATCTAGCGGCCTATCCCGATACAGCCAGCGGGCAAGCCCTCAGCTATGTTGCCGCACTAACGGGCGCCATTCGGCAGCCGGCCACCAAGTCCACGCTGCTTGTGCATCTGGAAGGGACCGTTAGCACCAGCGTGCCGGCAGGAACCAGAGCGTATGTTGAAGGCGACCCGGACAGCCTGTATGAAACAACCGCTTCGGCCGTCATCGCAGAAGAAGGCGACATTGATTTCGTCGAGGTGACCGTTGACGCCGTGACGGCGGGGTCATACGCCAAGGCGTTTCACCAAATTAACACGGCTGTTTCTGACATGGTTTTCGCGAACGCCTCCGGCTCATCGGTGGACATCACGTCGGCCGGTTCAAACCTGCCAGCCATGGCTGTCAATGATCGATTTGAGATTACAAACCATGCCAGCAATGATGGTGAGTTTATCGTAACCGCGGTCAACACAAGCGCCAGTGATTACACGTGTACGATGTATAACGACACGCCGGCCAATGCGGCATCGGAAGCGGCAAATATTCTGACCGCCAATGACCTGCTTGTGATTTCAACCCCAGTCAGTGGCCTGGACGCAATCACGATTCAGGCGGACTCGGACGACGGAGCTGATGAGGAAACAGATCCGGAGCTTCGATTCCGGCGTGAGCAAACGCTGGCCCTGGCGGGGTCTTCCACCGTGGAGGCTATCCGGGCTGACGTGCTGTCGGTGGATGGTGTCGATTCCTGCACCGTGTTTGAAAACCGGACCGGGGTCACTGACGCGCTGGGGCTGCCACCTAAGTCCATTGAGGTCATGGTGTACAGCGTCAACGACGATTACACGGGCCAGGACGTGGCCGATAAAATCCAGCTCGTGAAGCCGGCGGGAACCGAAACGTACGGCAGCCTGTCGGAGACAACTGAGGACTCAGCCGGCAACACGTACACTACCTATTACAGCGAGCCCACCGAGGTGCGGACCTACGTTGACCTGACGCTCACGGCGGAGACGGATGGAACCTATGTTGGTGATACGGCGGTAGCCGAAGCCATTGCGGCCTGGTCTGTCCTGGGCCTGTCCGTTGGGGATAGCGTGTACGCCTCAGACATCATCAACGTGGTGGCAGACCTGGCGGGCGTGATCAGTGTGGACCCCACCTCGGTCAAAGTGGATAGCCAGGCCAGTCCGTCATCCACCGACCTCATTCTAACCGCGAGACAGCTCGGCACGATTGACAGTGCTGATGTGACAGTAACCAGCTAGTGGCCTCTACAGTACAATTCCTCCCGGCAACCGGAAACACGTTGGCGCCAGTCGATTCGGTCGGCGTGACATGGTACGGGGCAACCAGTTATGATGCGATGGACGTTTACTTCACGTCCGCAACCGGTGAAGAGCAGGCGCTCTCCTGGGTCACGGGCGACGCTTCGAGCCCGCCGGCCGTTGAGGATGGCTACGGAGTTGTCCAGTCTTCCGGCGCTGGCCAATTTGGTGTGCTTGATTTTACGCGGCTTGCTGGATGGGATAAGCCGAGCGGGACGCTTGATGTCCGTGTGGTAATCGACGACAACGGCACGCCGGAAACGTGGACCTCAAGTTACACGGTGGACCCGGTTTTGCCGGTGCCCTACAACTCCGCGCACGTGGACACTGGACTGGGGCGCCTGCTCGAGCAGTTCAAGGGGTCGGTTCGATTCCGTGCGCTGCTGTCCTCCTATGTCGATGGGGTCCAAGACTTTGAAGACGTTGCTTATCAGATCATAAACGCCCGAAGACTCGACAACGCGGCCGGGTATCAGCTCGATGGGCTTGGGCAGATTGTCAACGTACTAAGAGGCGGGCGAAGCGACACGGACTACCGGTTACGCATCCGGGCTGAGCTTGCCATCATCCTGAGCCAGGGGACCACAGAAGATCTGATCGGCGTCCTTCGGCTTCTGCTTGGGTTAGCATCACCGCCCGATATTCAGATTGATGAGTACTACCCCAAAGCGATTTTCATGCGGCCGCGCAATTTCATTGTGAACGACGATCCTGCTACAATCGCAGCACTTTTGCGGCGCGCCGTATCGGCTGCCACCAATCTACAATTTGTTTACAGCCAGACCGAAAATGATGATGACGATCTGTTTCGGTTTTCGGACTTCTCGGATGTAGCGATCTCCATCGACACGTATGCGTACAGAACCGGCATAACCGGCGCCGACGAGGAGATTCGATTCAACGGCGGGGAAGTTATCGCGAATACTACAACATGCTGGCTCGGCAAAAGCGACCAAAGCCAGACCAGCCACGAAACGGAAATCGAAAACCTCGCGATCGGCGATTGGATCCGATTCACCAAAACGGACAACGAATACGCCGAAGTCCAGCTCACCGGGACGCCGACCGACAACACAACGTTTTATATTATCACCGTCACAAACGGCCGGGCGTCCCCCGGATTCACGTTTCCTCCGGACGATACGAACGGCACGGTATTCCTCATCGATGATTTTGAAGCATCAAGTTCACACGGCTACAGTAACGGCACGTATACAGGAGCAAAGTAATGGCGACCCCACCGACAGTTAGATCCCCAACCTGGGCCGACGACGGCGGCGCTGACGTGACTGACCCCGGAACGTCCAAGCAGGCCACGGGCTGGGTCGAGGGCGAAGCTCCGGCTGCCGATCACACCAATTGGCTACTAAATGCACAGGGCGAATGGCTTGACTATCTAGTGTCACTGGCCCCGATCCGGGTTGTCGGGATGCTTGCCGCAGACTGGGAGTTTGAAACGGGCCAGATAATGCTCACCAGTGACGCAGGACTTGGTAGCCTAGTGACGCCAACGGGCTGTGCATTCAGCGCAACCGGTGATCGTCTTTTCCAAAACAATGCGGCTGACAACACAATCTATCAGTACGATCTATCAAACAACTGGGACATCAGCTCCGCGACGTACAGCACTGTGAACTACGATGCGTCAACTCAGGTCGCGGGATACCTGCACTCTATCGCATGGAAGCCGGATGGCCTGGCATTTTATGTCACAGACGCTACTGGCGGCGGCGATGTTTACCAGTACACCTGCACGACGGCATACAGCATCGCGTCTGGAGTAAGCTATGCGTCAAAAACATTGGATACAGCCACCGAGATGACGCAGCCAACATCAATCCAGTTTGCTAGCAACGGTGAAACCGCTTGGATTACCGGGTCGAGCGGTTCGGCTGAAGGTGACATGTATGAATATACGCTGAGCACTGCATGGGACATCGGCACCGCATCATATGCCAGTAAAAGCGTTGATCTTTACGACAGCGGTGCGGGCCCTTACGGAGTGTCAGGGGCCTTCTGGTCAGCTGATGGTCTTCGCGTGTTGGCGATTGGGCACTCTAGCGGCGGCACAGCAATAGAATATCGGAATTGGATCGCGAATTCCCCCTGGAATATCACCACACTAAACTCACTCGGGAGCAAAGTTACGGACACCAATTGGCCATCGGTCGTCAACGGTGTCGGACCCATGCCGGACGGTAGCCGCGTGATCCTAAATATTGCCACTGACGACGATGCTCGTGCATTCAGAGTGAACCACCTTGCGCGAGGCCATTAAGCAAGCGATGAAACTCTCCTCCCTCAAGGGCTACGACCCCGACGTTATCCCGCAAAGCGAGCTCACGCCGCGGCTGGCAAAGCGCATCTGCGCTGAAGCGCTCGACACGCCATCAGTTACCCAGATCGCCAACCGCGTCGGCATTTCCGTGCAGCTCCTTTATAGCTGGCTCAAGAAAGGCAGCGACGGCAACCCGCGTTTCACGCCGTTCTTTGCCGAGTTCAACAAAGCCCGCGCTACGCATGAAGATCGCTGGCTCAAGAACGTGGAAGACGTGGCCGAACTGGACGACCCCAAGGCGGCGAACGCTAGACTACGCGCCAACGAGTTTTTGCTACGAAGCCACTTCCGAAAGCAATACACCGAACGCGCCGTCACTGGCACAAGCATTGAAAACCAGACCAACTTCAACGTCAAGGTGCTCAGCGATACGCAGCGACGTGCCCTACATACAATGCTGAAAGCGGTGGTTGCTGGTAATGACGGAGCTGGGGACGAAGAGGTTCACCAGTTACTAGCGGACTTGCCGATTGTCGATGTCGAAGCTGAATCAAGAGATAGCGAGTAAGCTCCTAGTCGAGCTCGAGCGCGAGATGGCCGCCGAGCCGGGCGGTTACTTTTCGTTCTTTTGCGAAGCGTGGCCGCATATCGACCCCGCGCCACTCATCAAAGAGAAGTATGTCAGGTTTCTCTGTGACCACATGGAAGCGCTGATGCGGGGCAAGCTTCCGGGGCGGCGGCTGTTAGTCAACATCCCGCCTGGCCATTCCAAGAGCTACGTCCATGTCATTATGAGCCTGCCCTACCTCTGGACGATCGATCCAACGGCTTACGTGATCTATGCCCACAAGGATCAGGCCATTGGCCGAGACATGGCGCGGAAGACACGGCACTTGGTACAGGGAGAGTGGTATCAGGAGCGCTGGCCGCACATTCAGATATTAGACGACGCCAAGAAGGTCGACCGCTTCAGCAATAGCCTTGGAGGTGGCCGGGCCACTGTGACCGTGCGCCAGCAGATAACCGGCATGCACGCGAAGGGCGCTGGCCCTGGCGGCGGGCTGATCGTGGTGGATGACCCGGACCGACCGGACGACACCATCAACGACTCAGAGGAGATCAATAGATGGTGGAGGGAAATCGTGCCGACCCGGTTTGGCTCTCTAGCTAAAAGCTCGATCTGTGTTGTCCAGCAGAGGATCAGTCAGCGC